TAGATAGTGTGTGCCGGGAGCTGTATAAGCTGCACCTGCAAACACATGGTCTAATATTTCTGTTTCTAAATAATTAGTAAAACTCATTATCCTAATCCTCTTATTTTAAGTCTCAACCCTGAACCACTTGAACGAGCTAGTTCAGAAGTCTCATTTAATCTAGCTACCGAAGCACCATACATCTGTGCCCAGACAGCTACCCTTTCGTCTTCTGCTAGGTACGGTGCTGAATGTAATAACGCTCCATAGAGGTATACATCAGGTGCTTCTAGTAAAAGCCAGTTATCTGCGTTGCTACCACTCAATGCTGTTGTCTTTTGGTAGTAGAGCAACTCCAAATTCGTTTCTGCTGATGGTGTTGGATATAACTGAATCTGTCCATCAGCGTGTGTGTAATATAAAGGTGTTCCTGACGCATCCAACGCCTTTTGTCGTTTGTCTGCCATCGCATCTCTGGATATTAGATTGACTACAGTTGTAGTGTTATCCGTTATATGCAGTCTTATCGTTTCTAACCAATCGGAAGGTATCTGCATGTATTCGTCTGTTGCGTCTTGTACTCCACTTGAACGAGCTTCCATCTTCCAATGACGTACATCCCTGTTGATTTGAGCCTCTGCTAGTGTGATGAAATCAGGTATGACAGTAGTTAGATCGTCTCTGTTGAGGAAGTCAGCGATGCTTGCTTTTAATTCTGTGTATGTTGTTAGTGCCATGTCACTCTCCTAATTTTGCATAAGTATATCATTAATTATTAATTGTTATAGTAAACCTGTTATTGGTGACTGCTTGAGTAAACCTCCTGTTACATCTGAGTAGTCTACTACTTCTAATGGAGCTTTACTACCAAATTCTTTCATTCTGTATTTCTCTCCATACCACAGGATCGCTTGTAAATCTGCTGTGGTCATATCAGGAAATTCTTTTTGTAATTCCTTTACTACTCTCTTGGTCACTTCAATTTGGAAAGCTCGATCACTTTTATTCTGAGGATCATTTCTTAAACCTTTTATCTGTTTTGATACACTATTTGCTTTGATATTTATGTTGGTTTTATTCTTATATCCACTCTTTGCATACTTCCTAGCTTGTATGTGAGCCATTTCGATGACTTCACTATCAGGAACAGAAGCAGATATTTTAGCTGCTTTTCTATATGCTTTCATTGATGAATCTGTTGGTTGTATTGTCATCTGACCTCTGTATCTATTAAAGGTTCTTGACCACCAACGATCCATGGTTAACCAGTTTGGTTGCCCCATTATATTTGCATGGAACATTCCAAGCTTTGCTCCAAAGATCGTAGAGTTCGGAACTTCAACATCAACTTTATAACCAGTATTTATTCCATATTGATCTTTAATTGCCTTGGATGTTTGAGTTTCACTCAGCCAATCTAATGCACCTCGTAATCCTTTTTCGTCTATAACATTTTGAAGTAGATTGAGATTGATCCTAAATGATGTACTAGATGTATGAGCAGGAATATGTAGGTTGACTTTGCCTGTTTGTTTGTAAGACTGATAAACATCATCAGCAAATCTCAGGTTCTCTTTGATCCTCGATCCATCAGAAGTGATCGCAACTAGAGATGAATATAAATCTCTTGCTGATTGATCTGCTCCTTGTGCTAATTCAGGATGACGCTTTGAGAGTTGATCAAGTGCTGTTTGGAATTTGGTTGTGTACCATCCACGAGCTTCTTTGTCTCCACCTTTAAGGATCGCTTGAGCTTCACCAAGCATTCGATCATATATTGTTTGATTAGCTTCATTGGAATAGTCACCTATTCTGATGACCTTGTTACTAGACAGAGCTAAGGCATCAGCCTGTTCACCGATCTCTCGAATTGTTTGTTTTGGTGTGTGAGTCTTTAAGAAGTTTTCTGTGTTGGCTCTGACTTCTTGGAACTTCGCTTCAACTGCGTCAGCGTTACCCCACCACGATTGATCTGTCTTGCTTGTTCCTGTGTTCCCAGATTGATTCGCAATTTTTGCGTACTCTGCTTGTCCTGATTTGTAGCCATCGAAACCTCCTATATATCCATCTTCTAAAAATCCATTCTTGTATAAATTAACATCTTTTGCTTTAAGATGCTTACCAATTATACTTGATATCTGTACAAAAGCCTCATTATCTAGATCACCAAATGATGTATTTAACAAGTGAACACCATTGCTTGTCGTTACTGGTGCAATATGATTAGGATCAATACCTTCTCTCTCAAGTATCTCAACAATACCTTTCATTTCATCGTCTTTTAATATGCGTCCAATTGGAATATCAGCTAAGTCACCCTCTGATAAATTTCGTATTGGTACTAGGTAATGAGCTGTTACTGCATCTTGATCTTGAATATAACCTATTGTTGCTGCCATTTGCCTGACCTTTTCTCTAGCCTGAGCTGTAGGAACTTCAACACCATTAATGATCTCAGTCTCTACTGAGTATGTTGTTTGTCTTGATACTCCAGTATTGCCTTCAAAGTAAGCAGGTGACTGAACATCATCTATAATTTTTACATCAAACATATCAGGTATAAATGATCCCATGATCGTATCAGTCTCTTGTTGGTGTAATCGCTGTACTTCAATTGGAAGTTTTGCAAGTTGTCTGCCACTAGATAAACCCATGGAAGGTTTTGCTTCGGATGAAACTTGAACACCTTCATCAACTAAATGTAGTATGCCTTTATTATCAGGAACAATATTAAACTTTGTATCAGGTATAAAGCTTTTTGGGAATGCTATGCCCGGAGTTTTATCTAAGAGTGAGCTGATCCTTTCAGGGTTGAGTGTATCAATAAGTTGCTCTTTGATCGCAGGGTTGTTCTTCATCTCTTGTACACCCTTGATCAATCCTACTGGTAAGAATGCTAATCCTAACTCTTCTGCTGTGAACTTGGCTCTTGAGACTAATCTCTCCATAGCTCCTGCTTCTTCATCTACACCTGAAGCCATAGCCTCAAACAATGCATTATTGAACTTGGTGTCTTTCATAAATGCTGAGAGGTTCTTTTCTGTTGGATCAACTGTCGCTCCTGCTCCTGCAACTGCAACTGCTTCTCCCATTAAACCTTTCGTTGCTAGACTTCTGATACCTGCATATCCGAAAAGTAATTGCCCCATCAGCCTAGCTACACTATGATCCTCTACCATTTTCATGTTGTATCCAAGTTGCTCATTCATTCGAGTTCGTTCTTCATTGCTGAATAAGTTTGGTACGATCTGAGCTTTGTCTCGATCTATAACATCATCTTCTTTACCTAATAATCCTCCAGTAGCATTGATAATATCAACACCAAGATCGATAGTTCCTTGTGGAAAATCATGGAAAATACCTTCACCCATTTCATTGACAGTACCTTGTACGCCTCTCCAAGTAACATCTTTAGCTTTGTCGTATGCCCATCCGAATGGAGTGTTGCCTACAATTGGAGCTATAGCACCAGTCAGACCCTCCCAAAGATCAGACATTATAGACAGCTCAGGTTTTTTCTTACGTACCACTTGATCCATTACACCATTAGACATTTGTGGTACATCACTATCAAACAAACTGTTCATACAATTCCTTTCAATTTACGTCTTAGTGGTTTATCCCAATTAAAGG